TCCGTATCACCAATTCTTGAAGTTGAAAATCTAACCTCATAATCAGGACAGATTGCTTCTTTTACTTTGTACAAGTTAGTACCATTTTGGTCAACTGGTGCGGTATGCATCAGTAAACAACAATCTTTTCTATCTTTTTCTGGCAATCCATCTACGAACTTTTTGTAAGCCCAAATTACATCTGATGGTTGTTTTCTTCTAATGTTTCTGTTCATCCAAAATAAAACAAACTTATAATCCTTTCCACCTAACGCTCCTTTTTTGAAATCAGCTGGTACTTCTGTTTTAAAACATTTCTTTGGATTGATACCATGTGGTACATAATCTACTTGCCAATCTTCTAATGGTATATTTGTATCGGTTTTTATTTTACCAACTCTACTTGCAATACCATAAGTTTGTTTTGATATACAACCTATCCAATCACAACTTTCATAATAATCTCTGTTGTATTTTGGGTCTGGTAAATCATCCCAAATATGATAAAATAGAATCGGAATGTTTTCTCTGATTTCTGATTCTATTTCATATAACCATCTCCAATATCTTGGGTCTGTAAAGTGAAGTATTGCATCTGGTTGGTGTCTCATTATCATCTGTCTCAAAATGTTAGCATCACCATAACCAGTCCAAGGAACTACTTTAAGTGAAGCATCTTCAATGCCAGTTTCTTTTCTGACATCAGCTCCTAAATCGATTTCTTTACCTTGTTCTGGATGTTTGACTGCTGCACCTAATTGAACCCAATGGAATTTGTCCATAGTACCAAAAACAAATTCTTTTGATACAGTTGCAATACCTGAAGTCATCCGTAAGTCATCGGATAACAATAGTATCTTCTTCTTTTTTGCCATTAACCTTTATTTAAATTGTTCTAAATCTTCTTCTATCATTCCAATGCATTCTTGGTGTTGAACCTAAGAATTTCATTCTTCCAACTTTTTCATTAAAATCATTTCTGAGTCCATTAAGTTGGGTATTTCCATTGTCTTGATTTTTAATATCGTTTGCCATATTAGTATTGTGACCCACTTACTTCTAAAAGTGTATAATCATTAATCTCGTTTCTAAAATCTTCATCTTCTACATACTTATCAACTGCTCTATTAACAAGTTTTTGTAGTGTGATATCAGATTCAAATGATAACCTTTTGAATTTTGAATAAACATTTTTAAGAATCTTTACCGTTGTTAATTTTGTTTCTACCATAATCTCTTTATTTGTATATAAGTATATATAAATATAAGGAAATTAGAAAAACATTAAGTCCAAGCCGAACAAAGTCCTCTTTGTTTAAACTCACACCAATCACAAGGTTTACCTTTGTTGGTGAAATAATCAATTTCTTTGTGATTTCCTTCATCATCAAATACCGTTTCAATAAAGTTCATAAAACCCCTCCAAGCCTTGTTGATGGATGGTTTTCCATTGGCTGGAATGTGAGATGATATCCTTGGTATTGGGAAATCCCAATCCTCATTTATCTTTCTCTTTAATATCTGAAATTCTACATGAACTTTATCTAAAGGTAATCCGTACTTTTCTGCATAAATCTTCTTGTATATAAGTATCTGAGAGTTCTTAATTTGGTCTCTTTTTTGATACTTATTCCACCCTCTTGTTGAAGTTTTTAAATCAATAATTGTAATTGAATTATCGTGTAGATTTCTAAGTACTACATCTATAAATCCAATGAAGTTTACATTAGGTTTTATTTGTGCGTTTAATGGTAATTCAATCGCTTCTAACTTCTGTCCTTTTTTTGAATACCATTTAGCTAGTTTAGATTTAAAGAACTTTAGAATTTGTCTACCATCACCAAAGAATTCTTCTAACTCTACTTGTGTACAAGGTAATCTATCTCCTTGTTTTTCTTTTTCTTTTTTAAACTCTTCTACTAATTTATCTTTTAGTAAGATATCTAAGTCAATTTCTAAAGCTTGTTTCTTTGTTACATTATACATTACATCCAAAAAGTGTTGGATGGTTTCGTGCATCGCCGTACCAAATATTGTGTGAATGTTACCTGAACTTTCACCAAGTTTATCTATGTAATTTAGTTTGTATTGTTGTGGACATGAACTCCACATTGAATATTGTGAATAAGAAACTCTACCCATTCAGTAAATCTTTTATTAGACTTTGGATGTTATCGTGATGTTTACTCCACTTATCACCCTCTATCTCATTCGTACTATGTTCACACTTTGCTTTTAAATCTCTTTCAATATCTGAAAGTTGTGTTAAGATTGTAAGTTTTCTCATAGTACTAATATACAAAAAATAATTGAGAAATCCAAATTTTTAGACCTTTAATTTTAACTTAGTTATATCTTTTTTATCAACACCATACTTTTCACAAATGTATTTGATGTTTTGTCTACCCTCAGGTGTTGAATATAATATTTCTAAGTATTCATTTGATTGGTTTTTACTACATTGAAACTCTTGTACAATTAAATCAATTAACCAATCTTCAAACTTCTGAACCTTTTTACCTTTTGTATACTTTAGAAAGTGTCTACCCTTTGGAATAATTCCTATGTATGCAAGATATAAAGCTTCTGGTGGAAGTGATTGAGTAAATGGTTGTAGTTCTGAAATAGTGTCTACCCAATCAGGATTCATTGAAAGGAATCTATGAATCATATAATTACTCCAAGTTTTTTTATCATCATCCGAAAGTGTTTTAAAATACTTTGGATTTTGTTCGTTTGTAATTGCTTTTATATGGTCGAATAATGTTTTAGCCATTTACTTTTACCCATTTATCGTTACTATCAATTCTAAAAGAACCAATAAATATTTGATTCCATTCATCTGGTGCAATTAATGACAAGAATAAATCACCATTTTCTTTTTGGTATAAGTGATATGTTTGTCCTTTAATTGGTTCAAATCTAAATTCACTATTGTAAACTAATTTGTTCCATTCGTATTCTTCGATTAACTTTTTATACTCCTCTTTTATTTCTTCATATCTTGATAAAAAATAATCATTTGTTTTAATTACCTTTTCATTCTTATATGAAGTTAAATCAGTAGGTTGTATTGAAGGTGCACCAACACTATCTCCATAAGGCATAATAGCCTTATTCTCAGCGAACATATCTGGTTTTTTCTTAGTCAATTTTCTTATCTAACTTTTTTATTTCATCAGGTAGTAATTGCTCATTTATAGCTCCACACTCACCACATAAGTAAACCTCTATCGGTATCATTACATCTTGTGGTGTACCTGCTGCTAATCTTGATATAGTTCTAAATTTTGCTCCACTAATGAATACATCATATCCACATGATTTACATACCATGGGTTTTGAATTATTCATATCTATTTTTGGTTGTTGTGGTGGTTGAGTACCTCTTCCACCTGCTCCTATAATTTTTGCCATTATGTTATTTTAAGAATTTGTAGAATAGTTGCCATAAATGTAATCTCTTTATCTATTACTAAAGCATCTCTATATTGAGATTCTGATAATATTAGAATAACACTCGATACATTTCCATCGGCATAATCATCTACTTTTTCATAAAGAAAACTATAGAACTCTGTAAAGTCTTGTATACGAGAGTCAGCTATAGCTTTTCTAATATTTAAATATTTATTTCTTTTGTCATCCTTAGATTTTAGAATATCTAAAACTTTTGTTTTGATATCTGAGTCTAATATATTATTAGTGTCAAGTTTCAATATTCCTTTTACTGAACTAAGTTGACAAGTATTTATTATCTTTCTGATATCAGGATAAGATGAATCAATTAGAGGTACTATTGTTTGAGGTTCAAATCTAATTTGTTCTAATTTAAGAATCTTAGATATGTGAATAGCCACCTCTTTTTTAGATGGTGGTACAATCTGAAATGTTTGACATCTACTTTGTATTGGGTCAATAATCTTTTCTACATAATTACAAGTTAGAATAAACCTACAATGTTTAGAGAATGTCTCCATTAGATTTCTAAGTATCGCTTGTGCATTTGGTGTCATATAATCAAACTCATCAAGGATAATAACTTTCAAGTCTTTGAATCCAACTGTTGATGCAAATGATTTAACTTTATTTCTAACTGTATCTACATTGTTTTCATCAGATGCATTTATAATCATATAATCACAATCTATAGATTTAACAATAAGTTTAGCCAAAGTTGTTTTACCCGTACCAGCTTTTCCAAAAAATAAAAGATGTGGAACATCTCCACTCTTTAGGTAGTTAGATACTTTTTCTTTTAAGTGAGAATTACCAATATAGTTATCAAGTTTAGTAGGTCTATATTTCTCTACCCATAATGAGTTTTGTAACTCTTCACCTTTTGTGTTTTCAAAGAAACTCATATATTAAAAAATTTACTTGAATTTGTATTTACTTTTTTAGTATAATTCATAATTAATAACTCAGTACCTTTATTACGAGTACCATCCTTTTTAGTACCAGCTTGTTTCGTAAATTCTTTTTGTTCCCAAACAAACTTGTTTTTTGGTAACCATTGACTTAATAAATCAAAATCATAATAAGATAAACTAAACTTACCCTTTATTTGTTTTAGTTGATTACAAAGTCTTTCATGGTCATCTCTATCAAAGTCATGATTTGAATAATAGTTTTCAGTTTTCCAATAAGGTGGGTCAACATAAAAATATGATTTATCTGAATCATATTTATCAATTACTTTTTCAAAGTCTAAGTTTTCACAAAAAGTAATTTTTTCTAATTTCTTTTGAAATGATTCATACTTGGGAATAGTTAATTTTTCTCTAAATGTTCTAAACTTTGGTTTGTATTTTCCTTTAAAGTTCATATACTTACCCTTTTCAGGCATAGTACCTGAAAATACTTGAGTCAAAACAAATGCATATTTTTTTGCAACATCTTGACTATTTTCTTCTGTAATTTTAAAACCAGGTGCAAAGATTTCTTTCTGATATGATTTAAATTTATTTGTTAAATCATCTACCGTTGTTGCATCGTACTCATCTTTATATCCTTGACAATCTTCTTCATTTAATAGTTCACGAAAAGATTCATAGTTACTTCCTCTTACATTTTTAAATAAATTATAGTTTAGTGGATTGAAGTCATTGTAAACCACATTTTTAAGATTAGGATACTTGGTATCATCCATACGAAAAAATACCCAAAACATTCCACCAAATGTTTCTACATATGTTTCTATGTCATTAGGAATGTAATCCCTAATCCAAGTTCCTATTTGTGATTTACCTCCTATATAACTTATCATTATGATTGTATTTCTACCAAGTAATAATCAGAAGTATAGTTGTCTATTTCAAAATGAATGTGTGCTAAACCTTGGGATGATATTTTTAATGTTGCATCGGTAGCTTCTTTGTTTGCAACTAATATCTCTTTTAAAAAGTTTGCTGAAAAAGATATAGGGTCTACTTTGTCTTTTTTACAAGTACAATCTACATCTATTTTAATTCTATTTGTGTTAATGTTTGAATAACCTAAAATTATTTGACCATTCTTTTCACCCGTACAAGTAAATGTAAAATTATTTTCATCAGCTAATGCACCTTTTGCTTTGATGAATTTAGAAATAAAGTTTGAATCTAATTTTATTTCAGTATCAAAGTCTGGTAATTGTTTTAAGTCTGGTACATTAGGAATGACTGATAAATCAGCTAACATATAATTTACTGATGTAGAACCATCTTTAAATTTTAATGAGACTGACTTCCCATCTATGTCATTGATTGAAAATTCTATGTCATCTCCTAATACTGATAACATTTTTGTAAGTTTTGTAGTATCATACACACCAAATGTTGCATCTGTACTATCAAAATCTTTCATACTAACACTACCCAAAACAGACTTATCATCTGAAATGAATGATGTCGTAAGAGAACCATCTTTAGATTCCCACTTTACAGATTCTACTAAACCTGCAAGATTGTACTTCGATACGAAGCGATTTAACGATTGTTTTTCCATTGTTTAATAATTAAAATTTTAATATACCTACTAATATACGAAAAATTTTTGACATTTCCAAATTAAAAAGTAAAAAATTTCTCTGCTACTCTTTGTTCACTTATTACTTCACCCCAACCAATTGCATCAAAGAAGTCTTGTAATTTACCTTTCAATTCTCTTTCGAATAATTTGTTGTGGTCAATGTATTTTGCTATAAAGTCTACTATTTCTTTTGGGTCTGAATAGCCTGTGAATCCTAATCCATCTAATCCAAGTGGATTATCTTTAAGATAAACCCATTTTATCTTATCACCATTTTTCATCGGTTCATATTTAAATGGTGCGTTAAAGTGTTTGAGACAATCATTATAAGCGATACCAGCTTTAACATGAGCTGGTGTTCCTTTTACGAATTGAAACAATTGTCTCTTACCCTTTGGTAAATATTTAGATAGATTTTTTACTGCTGAGTTTTTAGCAATATCTTTTGTATCTTTATTTACCATATCTTTTTTAAAGTCTACAACATAATCTGATATTTCATCTTCAGTTTTACCTTTAAGAATATCAATCAATACTGTTCCCATACACTCTTGAAAAGCTTTAGGGAATGAACTTCTCTTTACATCTAATCCTTTTACATCTAATTTATCAACTGGTACTCCATTGTCTGATATAATCCATTGTGCATATCTTTTCTTAGCAATCCAAAGACCAGCTTTAGCCACATACTCTTTCTTAATCTCTAATCGATGTTTATCTTTGTGAACATTAAAAATCTTTTCGGAAAGAATATCGTAAAAGTCATTGAGATAATCTTGCATCTCTTCTGCGATATCATTTACATACTGAGCGATAGTATCTTGATTGTTATCACGCCAAGCAGGTATGCGTTTATCAAGTAATGGTGCAGCTGAAAAAAATACACTATCAGTATCAATGTAAATATTAGAATCCAACTCAGAGTCACCCAACTCTTTATTGTATTTGATGTTGGCCATATCGGCAGTTGATTTAATAACTGTCTGACCCGTTGTCGTGACTGCTTCTGCATTATCAATATCATAAAACCTAAAGGCAGGCAAGCCAAGAACACCATATAAAGAATTGAGTAAAATCTTTTGAACCAATTGTCTTTTGTGGAAGAATGCGTACTTTTCTTTGTTACCTGATTTTCCATACTTTTTCATTTCGTTTTTATACTTAACTCTTTGTGCGAACCACAAATCAAGAATACCAGGTATACATCCAATCTTATCAGTTCTATATAGTACACCATTTGATGATACTGAGAACTTACTATCTTCAAGGTACTTTTTTAAGTTCTCTTTAGTGATTGTATCATCACCTATGGTATAACTATCAACTTTTCCTTTTAAAAAGTCATTTGCATCCCAATTATTAATCTTACCGATTTTAGTTTCAGGTGAGATATTTAAAGTCATAATGATAGATGGATATAGAGAAGTCAAATCTAAATCATAAATCCATTCGTACTTACCTACTATTGGTGGTTTAACATATGCTCCAATAAACTTCTCTTCATTGTTATCTCTTATCTTCTGCATTTTTTCTTCTCTATCAGCAGGTTTATTAGGTGCAACCAAGTTTCTCCTTCTTAGGTAAGTGAGTAAAGCTCCCTCCAAGTATTTCGATGAATACACAAAATCTTCATAAGGTACATGACCAGCGTGACAAATACCACGACATAAATCTATGAACTGAAGTTTTTTATCAAACTCTACTACTAATTCAACATCCACCAAGTTATACTCGATGAACTTCTCTATATCATCTCTCATTAACTGGTCGAGATTACCAGTATATTCTATTTTACCTCTATCTAATTCTATTTTAGCAATAGTGTCTAATCGATAGTTTGGTAATTCACCATAGTTGTAAATCTTGTAAAGAGAAATATAATCTAAATAAGAAACACCAGCTATGAAATATCTTTTTCTATATGGTGACCAAAAACATTGTCCTATTGGTGATAATCTATTTGCTTGTCTTTCACCCAACAATCTTTTGATTCTATTATATAACATTGGTGTATCAAAGTAATCAATATTCCAACCTGTAACGATTGATGGATTAATCATTTCATACAACTCCAAATACTTCATCAACATATCTCGTTCATCGGTAAATGGTATAATAGTTTTGTTACCAGTTTTTCTTTCTCTTACAGTTCCTTTTTTATCTACCACCAAAACCCAATAATCATTTGTAGCAGAATCATGTAGTGCGATTGAAGTCAATTCGTTTTTGGCTTCTTGAGGGTCTGGTAATCCACTTTCCATCTCACACTCAATATCGTATGTCAATACAACATGACCTTGAGATATTTCATCTGATTCAGAATACAAATCAACTAAGGCTCTTGTAGTTTCTGGTACATCAGCTTCAAATAAATCATAATCATCTTTTCTAAACTTATAAACTTTAGTTAGTTTGTCACCATAAATAGAAGTATATTCACCTCTTTCTGCACGCTCGTAAGCATATCGTGTATATGGAAAAGAAGAGTAACCTCTTTGGTCATCCCAAAGATGGATTAAGTTTTTTTCTCTTTGATAATAAATGTTCTGATACATACTAAACTTTAGTTAGTCCTTTATTTGTTTGATATTTTTTTTCACTTGGAACTTTCCTTGTTTTCAAAGTTTCCATAATATACTCTTTGAAATATTCAGCTCCTTTATATCCCTCAGATGGCGGATATAAATTATCTTCATTTTCCATAAAGAAAATACACATTTTTGCAACATCTGAAAATTTTACAGGTAAATTGTTATAAAACATTATCAAATCACCTTCTTTTTTTCTTCCTTTTTTAAATGTAAATTTTTTCATAACTACTAATATACGAAATTATTTTGAATTATCCAAATCATAATCAAAAAACTTTTTAGATGTTTGTTCTATTTTTTCTAAAGTCTCTAACTTCTTAATTCTTTTTTGGGATGTGTTAAAATATTCTTTTGATATTTCAAATCCTAAATACCTTCTTCCTAATTTTTTTGCTGATATTGCAGTAGTTCCACTACCACTAAAACAATCTAAAACCAAGTCATCTTTAAATGTAAGAATCTTAATCGCTTTACTTGGTAAGTCCTCTGAGAATGTTGCTTTTGTCAATGACCTTGTATCAGCAAAGTAATTCCACTCACCAAATACCAACTCCATAAATTCATCTTTATCTTCTTTCTTATAAACTTTTTTAGTCTTACCAACAACTTCTACTTCTTCATAATCCCAATGTGACCTTCCCTTTTCTATTTTGGTTGGTGAGTTTTTATAAGCAAGAATAACACATTCTTGTACATTGTGAATGTAAGGACCAGATGCTGACATCCAACTTCCCCATGCAGTTGTCTTTGGTCTATGAGAAGCTGGTTCGTTTAGATGAGCTACACCGAAAAACTTAAATCCAATGTCTTTCATAATCTGCCAATACTCTGAGGATATAAATTGTCTACCTCCTTGGTCGTACATATTTACCTCGTAAGGAATGTTTATTGCAATTCGACCATCTTCCTTCAAAGTTCGAAAACAATGTCTTAACCACTCTTTACACCAATTGTAGTAGTCATTTGATTTCATCTTATCATCCCACTCATCATATTCAATACCCACATTATAAGGAGGTGATGTAACGATTAAGTCTACAAAATTAGCAGGTGTTTTTTTAAACATCTCTAAGATATCACCATTATATATTTTATTTACTTCCATTAGAAAAAGTCATGTTTAGTTATTTTATCTTCACTAAGTTTTGTATACTCCTCACTAATCTCACTACCAATTACATTTCTATTGTGTTTTCTACCAATCTTGTAAGTTGTTCCACTACCAATAAAAGGGTCGTAAACTAAGTCACCTAACTTACTACATGATAGTATTATGTTTTCTACCATCTTTTCAGCAAAAGGAGCTGGATGATTTGATTCTTGACTTCTTGGTATGGACCATATATTCTTTTTAAACAAAGCACTATTCCTATCAAAGTAAGGTACTGAGTCTTTATTTTTCTTAATCCAAAATATCCACTCGGTAAATGGTAAAAAATATGATTTGTCTATCTTAGGTGTTCCACATTTATCCCAAATAATTACTTGTTTAAGTGGAAAATCATAAACCCAACTCGGATGAATAGTCAAGTGATTTGTCATTATATCAATATGATTATAAAATAATGAACCACTTGGTTTTAAAACTCTCAGACATTCACTAATAACTTTCTTCTGCCACTCTACATACTCTTCTTGTGGTAAATTATCATCGTATGAGGAATATTCTATCTTCCGAATGAAGTCACCTTTCTTACGAACTTTTGATTTAATCCAATAGTTTTTATTATAAGGTGGGGATGTAACAATAAGGTCTACTGATTCATCTTTCATTTTTGAAAGTGTCAGTAAACAATCTTCGTTATATATTTTATTTGTTTCTATAGGTGTGTCCAAGTTTTTTTCTTAACAATCTCTTCAACATTCCACTTACTCACTTTAAAGTTTCTTGCAATAACATTTGTTGAGAATCCTTGTTTGTACAAATCTCTTATTTGTAAAACTTGTTCTGATGTTAATTTGGAACGAGGATGTGCCTCACCCCTTAATCTATTACTAAAAAACCAAAGTTCGTTTATGTTCAAAATGGTGCTTTTATTTCTTGGTCTCTTTCTATTGTTGTTGACATCCAATCAGCCCAATGTAAGATGAACTGAATATTAGTTTTAAGATACTTACTTTTATCATAAGTTTTATAATACTTTATATTATCATCATCAAATATACCATCAGTTAACTTAATACCAAAGTATTCAGTTTCATTATATTTGATTCCATATTGATTTAAAGTAAAAAATGTTCTGTCTGTGATTGACATGAATGCTACATCTTCGTTTCTTTTGTAGTTATCACCTCTATTCTTAATATGCCATTCACTATCATTAGTTACATAGTGAAGGTTTCCTTTTGTACCAAGTTTTCCTAAGTCGTGATGGAAAGCTGCGAATAATAATTCTTCTTGGGTAAAATCAATGATTCCACCTGCTTCTTCATACAATCTCATCATTCTGATTGCATTTCTTGAAACATTAATAACATGGTCTATGTAACCACCTTCGTAACTATTGTGATAAAACTTATTACCACTTGCTGGTGATATCATTAAATTAGCTCCTAACTCATCTGTTGAGTACATATGTAGAAGTTTTTCTAATCTTTCACCAGTAAAAGACTTTTTGATTGCTTCTAAGAACTTATTATAATTTTCTTCTAATTGTTTTTCTGTGTACTTTACCATTATATAACCTTTATTTTTACAAATATACGAAAAAAATATGAAATATCCAAATTTTTTATGAAGAAATTTCGTTTAATGCGTTCGTATATGTTAATTCAGACTGAACACCAACAAATCTATTAAGTTCTTGACCATCTTTTTCTATAATTACTGTTGGTACTGAACGAACATGGTGTTTTTGAGCTTCTTCAAACTGCTCATCTATATCAATATACGAAAAATTTACATTATTTCCAAATTTATTTGAGACATTTTCAAATATAGGTTTTAGTGCTTTACATGGTCCACACCATTTTGCTTCGAATTTTTTGACTTGTATCATTTTTTTCTCCTTTTAATTATTAACCATCACATGCAACACAATCAGGGTCAACTGCTCTATCAGCAATATCACCTCTAAGAACTGATTCAGTTCTTGTATAGTACAATGTTTTAATCCCTTGTTTCCAAGCCTCCATTGTAACTTGATTAATCCACTTCGGTGTTGCAATCGAAGGGAAAGCTAAGTTTAAAGAAACAGATTGGTCAATATACTGTTGTCTAACACCAGCTTGTTTTACCAAATCCATTTGATTAATTTCTTTAAATGTTCTAAAAACATCTTTAACGGGATAAACTTTATCTCTATCTCCATTAGTAATATCTTTACAAAGAACCATCTTATTATCTAAGTAACACCACTTATCTAATTCTTTAATTCCTTGAACTGAACCACCATCTTCTAAAATCTTATCCCAAGTATCTTTATTATTAATACCAGCTTTTCTTAGAACTTTTATCAACTCACCATTTTTTCTTATAAATGTTCCTTTAGAAGTTTGTTCAGTAAATACATTTGCTGCCCATGGTTCAATACCAGGTGATACATTACCAGCTAATTTAGAGTTACTAACTGTTGGTGCTACTGCTCTCAAGTGTGTATTTCTAAAACCAGTTTCTTTACACCAAAGTGGTTCACCATATTCTGATGCTAAATCTCTCGAAGCTCTTTCTGATTCAATTTTTAATTGTGAGAATACTTTACGAGTTTCAAATTGAGCTTCCATACCTTCAAATGGAATACCTCTTTGTTGTAGGTAAGTGTGCCAT